ATATCCATCCAATCCTATCGCCGGTACGCCTGCATCGCATGGATCCAGTGGGGCTTGAGGTATACGCTTGACGGCGACCGTCTTGTCGAGAAAGTAAGTAGCTCGAAATTCCACACAGTTGAATTCGCCGTTATTGGGTGCGACATGAACATCTAGTGGCGTTTGCAGATACACGCCATAGCTCCTCGCAGAACCATCTCCGGTCCACCAGGTACCTCCAGGCGTCGCTGCCGTACAAGTTGTATAGCCACATACCCGGCACCCATTGACATTATCGTATTCGTGCCATGGATAATGCATGGCCACCGAAACTTGATCGTTCGCATCTACAGAGGCGTAGGGAGAGACGGGATCATTGGCATGATCACCACGACTCCAACCCACCAGCGACATGAGAGAATACTCTGGCGAGAAATCGTCCAGCGCCTCTTGTAGAGTGTTTCGTTCAATTCCTAAATTGCTTGATCTATATGTGTAGACACCACCTATCGTTCTTGGATCCTTGAAGCCATAAGTCCACGGAAGCATAACTTCGTTACTGAAGTAGTCGAAGGCAGCGCCTGATTCCTCGCCTTCCTCATAGACTTCAAACTTCCACTGCGCTGGAATCCGGTTTCCGTCTTCTGGTTTCAGCTGTACGTCATCGAAGACCACATACGCATAGCCGCGGTAAGCCGGCACATTACCAACACCTTCGAAAGATTCGATGACAGGGTCAGGGAGCTGATCTTCACTGCCCAAGTAAATCGTCATCTTCTGTGCCCACGATGAGCTGGCGTATTGCTGCGTTGTGAACAAAGACACCAAGGCGCTGTGAGCCTGCTCTACCAGTTCTTCGAGCGTAAGACCGGTATTGTTCTTTCGATCGTATGCGAGCTTGCCGTTTGCCCAGATGCGACGAACGCCACCGATCGGGCCTTCATCGGGCTCACGCGAGCACAGAAGTATGGCGAATGATCGATAGTAACTATAGGTCGTCGACGACTGCTCTGGACCGCCCTTACCCTGCGTCTGTTCGGTAGCAACTTCTCGAATTGGACTTGCCCATATGATATTGCCGGCCACGGGCTGCGTGCCGAAGATCATTGGGATCGGATTGCCGACCGTTGATTGTGTTTGCTGACCCTCTCCTAGGCGTGGACCCTGAAGATGCGGCAATTGCGTCGGGAACAGAGCGGTGCCGGCGAGGTAGCCAAGCTGGAACCCATAGATCGCACCGGTTGGTCCGCCGAGAAAGAAACCAACGACGCCGCCAACAATGCCGAGAACGGCTTGGCCTGCGTTTGAAATTAGAGCACGCTGCCAGGATGCAGCTTTCTCTTGAATTCAAGATACGCTGCACTGGCCTGGGCAATTGAGTCGAACACCCCGGCTCGAATCAACTTGTTGTTGACTAGAATGTGAGCGGCCCACTTGTTCCGATATCGGTGTACGCCAAGCACTCCCGATAACTTGTTCGTCTGTATGTCAGGACGGGTATTCGGCGGAACCACATACACAAGGTCACTCGTTCGGCGGTCGTACAGGAATAGCCGCCTCGCCAAGTCCACGGTCGAATCTGGCTCAACCATAGTTCACACCAGGCAGTCGATAGTAGCTATGCACGCGTGAAGGCCACTTGCCACGAAACCCATGCTCCACAACACGCCCAACCGTCTGATAGGCGTGGATGATCGTGCCTTCCCCTACGGCTGCGCAGTGAGCGGCGGGAGCAGTTCTCGCCCACTTAAACAAGGCGACACATCCAGGAACTGCCTCTCGTGTGTACTCGCAGATTTCACCTACACGCTTCTCCAATAGACCGTCCATCGGACGCGGGCTGTAATTCGCCGGGATCAAGTCACGCAGCTCAAACAGCTTCAGCTCCAGACCCACTACCACTAACAATCCGATGCAGTCGACTGCAGACCGGCTTCGGCCTTGGTGTCGATACGGCGTGCCGATCATAGATCGCGCACACTCGATCACGGTGGTGGCCGAAATCATGGCGCTCTGATGATGGAGTCCATGCCAGGCACAAACAGGCCGGGTGCTCTCATATTTACTAGGTTGTCGTACACGTCACGACATGTTTCCATTCTTCGATCACAACCTGGCGTAAGTGTGAATGTGTCTCCAACACTAGGCATCTCGTAGAAGTTGTCCCACATGTCCAGATTTCCGAGCACACCGCCCACGTTATCCAACTTAACCTGCCCATTGAAGTTCGAGTTGTCCCCTGTAAGCCAAGTCAGTTTGCCAAGCCTGAAATAGGGAGATCCTGGTGTTGAGCTGTCAATATCCAAATTGGTGTTGAAGCGGCGTCTGCTGGTCACAGAAGTGACCTCGCCTGTAACGGTGATCGGCCCCAAGTCCAGCTTGCATCGTTCGTCGCCAAACTCGGCGACGTCGCAGCGATCACCGCATGTACGGCCAATCGTCTGCTGAAGAACCTGTGTTAGTCCGCGCACTTCAACCGTATATTGACGATCCGAGTTTCTCTGGATATCGCCAAGGTATCCTTGCCTCTTTATGTCCTGGTAGTCCTCCGGGTCTTGCCAGTTGACTTGAAACGTTTGGACAGGGGCACTGTCGAGAACACCGGATACAATGTCGGCGACGGTGATGTCGATGAACAGATCTGGCGCGATGGCGCCGCGCACTTCCATATTGTCCACGCTCATATCGCTGCTGCTGCGAACATCGCTGCCGGCGATTCCCGCCCGTGCTCGATAGATGCCAGCCAGCGGATTCCCTGAATCGTTGATGTGGATATCCTTGTCGTGGGTCGTGCCAAGAACCAATTCACCATTGGTCTTTTCTATGCGCCAGCATAGTGCCAGAGTAGTCACCGGCTGCTGTATGTGAGCGAGGTATGCCGGTGAGTAAACCTTCATGATGCGAACTCTGGCGTAGCCAGACGAAGCTCGCGCAGTGCAAACCCCGTCTGTTGATTCCGATAGCTAGTGATCATGAACTCTGGAACGCTCTCGAACATCACCGGCACATAGAACTCACCTCCCCAGGTGAGAGCGCCAGAAATTGATGAGAGAAAAGTCACCAGACCTGTTTCATAGTCTGCCGTATAGTCCACGCCTGCCGTTAGCTCGACTCCATCATCGGCAAGACGCAGTGTTCCTGTTTTCGGATTCTGAATCAGACGCTGCTGCTCGAACATGAACTCTGCGTCTCGATAAACTTTTACCAGTTGGTAGACATCCGGATCAGTGGTTGGAACCAGAGGCTGATCGGCCGGTGAGATCGTTGCAGACGGAACATCAGTCGACTTGAAGTCGGTGTAATCCTTGAACAGAAACTGGCCAGACTGGCCACCCACTGCATGCCAGAACCTCTGGATCAGCGACATGTCATTGTCATTTAGATTGTCATACGGCACGGCGCGAAACGAATGCAATGGGTAGTACCAGTTGCGATTGACGGTTCTAATTCCAGACTCTCTCTCAATTATGGTCACGGAGTAGTCTGCTCGCTTTGAGAATCCAAACGATGGGCAGTACGGAAACACTGGCCACATCAGCCGTTCCTCCGTCGAGCCTGGGCCATCGCTGCAGCCACCCGATTTGCTATTTGCTGCTGGGTTTCAAGTGAGACTCCGTTATTTGAGGTGATATTGAAGTTGTTCACCACACTGGTGGTGCCGCTAATCAGCTTGTTGTTCGGTATCACCGTCGCGTTCCCACGCGGAACGATAATCTCGGGGCCGCGCTCGCCCACCAAGTAGGGCGTGCCACCAGTGATAGGACCACCGGAGGCGCGGCCCGCAAAGAATCCAGCGGCTGCTGCAAACCAGCCGGATGAATCATCCGTTCCCAATAGCCCATTGAATAATCTCTTCATCAGATCTTTCGCGATGAGCTGTGCGATTTCTCGCTCAAAGTCTGCTGCAAACGCCTTGATCGCATCACTTCCAGACTTGGCGCCCGTAATGAAGTCAGCGAAGGCATCGGTGCCGGCGTCCTCCAATGAGGAACGAATCTTCTTCGTCAGCAGATCTGTCTGTGCTGCAAGGTTCTCCAGTTCGTAGGAGAACTGCTTCGTATCCTGAACCATCGTCTCGGAGCCGGAGTTATCCGTGATGGCTTTCTGCTTGTCGTAGATAGCCTGTAAAGTGACGAGCGTCTTCTTGCGCGCCTCATCAAGCATGACGATCGAGTCAAGCTCGGTGATGGCGCCGGACTCTAGCGAGTTGCGGATGCGGTCTTCATTGGCGGCCGCCTCCTCGCGAACCGCCGCGGCTTGTCGATGAAGCTTGTTCAGCTCAGCCTGCGCGCCAATCAGATCACGAAGGGTATCGATCTGCTCCAGACCAGCATCGTTTGCCTGGCGCCGAAGAACCTTGACCAGCTCCGCGTTCTCCTTGTCGAACGCGAGAAGCGCACCCTCTTCCTCTCGACCCTGAAACTGCAGGATCTGAGCATTGACGGCCATCAGTCCCGCCTCGATGTCTCGCAGGTCGTCCTTCTGTTGCTTGGCATCGGCGGAGGCGATGATCTCAAGCTTAAGTGCCTGCCCAGCTTCACCGGCGCGCTTCACCGCCTCGGCGAGATCCCCAATCTCCAGACGGTAGCGGATCGCCGCGGCCTCGTTGTCGGCAAGTCCTTCCGTCTGCGCCTGTAGCGATTTGTTGAAATCCTCAAGGGTCTTGGTGGACCTCGACACGTCGACAGCGCGAGAAGCTTCAACGAGTTGAGCGGAGAGCTTCACGCCCTCAGCTCCGAGCAGCTTCATCTCGTCCTTCAGATCGCCCTGAGTCAGGCGGTAACGCATCGCCGCTTCAGCGCTTTCTTCGAAAGCAACTGTCTGTTGCTTCGTTGACTCGATAAGTCTCGTTAGCTCTTCCTTGGCCTTTGTATATTCTTCTGAAGGAACTAGATCTGGTGCGTCTACAGATCCGAAGTTCTTGCGCCGGATCGGTCCACCTGTGCTGAAGGTCTTCTGCAGCTTAGCGGCCTGTTGGTTCAACTCCGCCAGTCGTTTATTGATATCATCTCTGGAGAGAATCCCGAACAAGCTGTCTGGTGCAAAGCTCTGCTTACCCAGCACAGCTACGAATGGAGCGAATGAATCTCTAGCCTCTTCAAGAAACTTGATGTCGTTCTGGATATCTTCCAGATCGGATGTGAAAAGTTTGAGTTCCTTTCGAGCCGTGTTTGCCCAGCTAAATACAGGAGACTTATCGATGTTCTCGCCGAGGTATTCAAAAGCCTGGACGGTAGCACTCACTGCTTTGATTACAGCAGCTAGGCCTTCTAGGATTCCCGAAGTCAACGCTGCTGCAGCTCGCACCGTCGCCGGATCTTTTAGAATTTCGGTAAAACCCTGGATCGCTTCCTTCGCCCCGTTGACACCGCTGCCCTCTCCTTCGAGCAGATCACCAAACGCATTCTGAAGCTGCTTTATTGCACCTCCGAAAGTGTCGGCCGCGGCTGCGGCGGATCCGCCGAAACGGCGCTCCAGCTCTTTGAGAATGACGTTTTGAGCGGAGGCGGCATCTCCAACTGCCAAGAACGACTTCACTAGCTTTTGCTGGTCCGCGCTCAGCTTCACGCCCACGCGACCAAGCGCAGTCATTCCGTTCTTCGGGTCGTTGAGGGCCTTGCCGACAAGGGTCGCAGCGCTCTGCAAATCCATTCCCAATGCCGTGGACAGATCAAGTATCGCTTCAGTCGCTCCACGCACCGTGTCGCCACGGATATTCGTGAATGACAGCAGCAGCGCCTCCATCTCCACAATGGCGTCGTCGCCGAATGTGGTGAGTCCCTGGAGTTCTTTGGCTAAAGCCTGGATCTCAGGGCCAGTCACACCCGCAACGCCACCAGTCGACTTGAGGCGCGCCTCTAGCTGGCGCATGGCGTTCTCGGCCTGGGTTGTCTCCTGGACGATGGCGCCCAGCAGCTTGGAACTTCCCAGAGCCGCCAGTCCTGCAACAAAGGCGGTTCCAAGTCCACTGGCAGTAGCTTTGATGCGGTTGAGGTTCTTCTCTGACGCCTTGGCGGCCCGATCCATGCCTTGCTCGAATAGGCCGCTCTTAAGAGCTAGGTCGACCGTGAGGGTGCCGAGATTTCTCGATGCCACTACTTAGCCTTCCCGGAAAGCAAGTTCATCACGTCAGAAACATCAGCAACCTTCTCATCCGCGTGAGGCATAAAGTCTTTCATTTCCGATGTGCCTCCGTGGGCCTTCGAAAGTATTGATGCAATAAGCGCAAAGCCCGACTCCAGACGATTACCGATATTCAAAGAACCGCGTTTATTTTTGTAGGCGATCCACGACAGGAACTCGACATATGAGATCCGCTGCTTGGCTTCCTCGATCGTTGCGCCGCCGATTCCGTTGAGCACCAGCTCGTGCCACAACTCATCGACGGCCGTTAGTTTTTTGCGTCTTCACCGAGCGAGTTAACCTCGGTCACCGCCCTCACCAGCGCCGTGCCCAAAGACCGATGCAACTGATACGCGTCCGTGTAGGAGATGCGTTCCTTTCCCTCATCGCCAAGACGCACGCTCTCCGCGATCAATGCCGCGTTGATAGCGCGCTTGTCCTCTGGGTTGTCCTTTGCGTCATTGGCGGCGCTCATGATCAGGTTTTCGATAATGCCGAATGAAACCCGCGCGATATGCACATCGAATGTGTCGACAACTTCCTCTCCGGAATCGTCTCGATGCTTCCATTCGATGGATTTCTTGACGAGACCAGGCGGAACGATTCCGCCTTTCTCGCGCAGCTCTTGCAGGTTCATGCAGCCTCACTTTTATGGTTTTGGGATAAGCACCGGGAAGTCCGATACCTGGATCGAAACATTGCTCGTCACCACCGTGTTCAGTGCAAAGTCGAACGGCAGATCGGAGAAGTAGCCGTTGAATGAGATCCACGAGCGAGTCGCAGGGAAGACGAAGCCCGCAGTGTCGGTGGTAGGCGCCGGGCCGAGCGCCGGCAGCGGCGGCGTGTAGTCCGACCAGCCAAGGGCGAAGTCGACCTTGGTACCCTCGACATAGAGTTCGTGAATGCGCACATGCGATGCATCACTGGGGTCGAAGTTGATCGTGAATGACGCCGCGCCAGGCGTTGCCATGCCCGCCTCATAGGTGCGAGCTGGCGAATCCAGGCACGTGGTCTCGATCTGATCGCGGGCCGCAGTGAGCCCGGTCATCGTCGTGACGCACCCAACTTTCACTGGATCATCAGTCTCTGGGTCAAGAAACCACAGCTCAGTACCTTGCGTTTTGATAGACATTTTCGCCTCTTCAGAAATGAAAAAGCCGCTCTGAAGCGGCGATTGGTTTCTGCGAGGCGATTGGCTTGCGTTGTTGCACGCGGCAAGCCACGAGGCAGTTGTTCAGTTTGGCTGAGACTTCAGCCATTTCTCCCAGGCGCTCAGGATTCCCTTGAGCAGCCTGATAATCGTTTCGTGCAGTTCCTTGGTAACCGGACTCACGTCGTCACCGAGAAACGAGCCAATCGACGGTGAATGAATCTCGATACTTTCGAGTCACCGGATCTACGGACTCTCCATTAAATGCCGTGACGTAGGCGGCACCTTCAATCGCGCCCCGGATAGCTTCGGATACGTCCCGGGCTTGGACTGCTGTGTCCGAGTACACGTCGATCTGGGTGCCGATTGCATCCATGTCAGCCCGATCCGCGAGGTAGTTCTCTGGAGAACCGTAGACCGTCTGCCAAACAGCGTATGGGTACGTCACTCCCTGCGGGGCCTCGCCAAATGGAAATAGCCGCAGCCGCTGTCCCAACAATGAGCGCAAATCCGCATCTTGCGAGCAGAGATCGAAGATCGGCGGAAAGCTCATAATTCACCGACTGATCGGTCGATCTCATTTTTCAGCTCAGTCACTAGCTTCTCCGTCACGGCGCTGACATTGTTCTCAAGCGACGGCCGAAGAAACGGCTGTGCCTTCATCTTCTCTGTACCGAACTCAAGCAAGCGCCAGTACCAGGGCGGTGTCTTGCTCTTGGAGGAGCGAGCACCGCCTCTAACGCCAACGCGCATGACAACATCGCCCTGAGAGCGGGAGCGTTTTCCGCCTTGGGACACGGCGATCTGTTTCCAGATCTTCTCGCCGGTACTCGGATCATCGAACTGTTTCGCCCTTGCGCGAGCGTCATCTCGGACAATGTTCATGGCCTTACGAGCAGCGGAGCGAAGTCCGCGCTTCTGGAGCTTCCCTGGAAACGCGCGCATCTTTCGATGCAGTTTGTCGGCACCTTTGAGCTTGAACTCGAAGCCGCCCGACATTTACGGGTCTCTCCGCATACAGCGTTCATATGCATCAAACCAGATTTCACTGTGCTCGCTGGACTGAAGGCTCGGCGTCAGGTCAGGCGTCCCCAAAGTAAAATGGGCTATTTTTGGACGCTCTGGCTTGGGGTGAACCCCGACAAGCCAGTTCCATTCGCTGGGTAGAGATCCAATTTCAGAATCGTTCAACCAATAGAAGGAATGAAGGTGTCGCCCCGGCCGCTCGTTCACATCCTGCAATGACAGCCTTCTATTAGCCGGGTGATCACAGTTCACCAACATGACGCTCGACCAGTTCTTCCTCTGATAAAGCGTCTGGACCTGTCCATCCATCTTCACGCCGGCCTTGTGGCCGTTCTGATGCTGCACCACCATCACCGCTTTGGATGGGTCGGCAAAATAGAACAGATCCGCTATGTCCCCGAGAAAGACGACGTCACTATCGACAAACAACGCCCAGCCGGTCTGATGAATGATCGGGACAAGAAACCTGCTGATTGCAAAATCAGTGGCGCAAGGTGCGTTACTGTAGATATCGTAAATAGACCCACGACGATCGGTCGGCCGTCGCAGTAATCCGCAATCCGCCAATCGGTCAATTCTCAGCGGGATCGTTCTCGCCCTCGGGGATTGAACGCTGAGACTGTCAACTGCAACGTCGTATGCCCTCTGCTCACGAGCGTCATAGCCCAAGTAAACAGTCAGTTCCATACGACGGCCAAATAAGACACGCCGCCATGCTTGCAGGTGTCCCCGTGAGGAAGAATTTCTACCCGCATTCCCTTGGCGGATAGCTCTTCTATCACTTGGTTTGCACCGTACTTAGTCAGGTCCGGCATTGCCCCGCGTTTGTCTGCGCGATAGTAATCATCGAAAACAATGCAATTTGACGACGCAAGCGCTAGATAGTCACCGCGAACGGCATCAACACGATGGTCGCCATCAATAAAGCAGAAGTCGGCCTCAACCGACTTTCTGTGCAGCGTATCCCTCGTATCGCCAATGACGAGTTCATACTTAAGATCTGGCTTAAGCTGATCCAGTCGACTACGCGCCTCCGTCTCACTCGGCATGCCCTTGCCGTTAAGCGCGGCTTCCTGGAACTCAGCTGTCATGGTGTCGAAAACATCATATCCTGTGTACCGGACTGAAGTAGACAGCTCCAAGGCCTTTCTGCACAGACGATGTGCTCTTATCCCGTGGTGAACACCAATTTCAACGATTCGAATCGGCTTCACCTTCTCAATCAGTGCGAGCATTTGATCGTATCGCTTAGCCAACCCAGTACTCCTCGCTCCTGCTACATATCAAATCCGATCTCCGAGATCGGCCTACAATCTTTCGCTTACCTTTAAGATGATCCAGCCGTTCCCCGAGGGGACCATTCACCAGCGGATGCCCCGTGTTTTCCGCTTTACCCGATAGCGACGTACAGACGATTCCAGCTTCATGGCGCACATGTTCTATGGCGAAACTGTCATGCCATTCGGAAAGCCGGAAAAGATTGTCTGTTCTGTAAAGGTCAACCAGACTAGATACGAAGCGGTCCATGGATGGACAGCGCCGCATCAGCATGAATCCACATTCCGGATACTTCTTAAGGCGCCTTAGGTATCCGAAATCCGCATTGCCTAGGAGGCCCGACAGCCAGATCGCATCTACGTGCGCGTGAGTGACGCAATCCGCGTCAATCCATACAAGACAATCAGCACTACCATATTTGTACTGCAATTCTATCGCCGCAACCTTGTGTGCAAATCTTATTGCGTCGAATCGATAGTTTGTCGTTGGTCGACGTGCATGGCGGACTTTGAACGCGGACAGCCAATCTGACTGAAACTCAAGCTGATTGTCCGTGAAGGCATGAAGATCAATCTCAGTCCAGTGCTGCGAGAACGTCTCTAAACATCTCCCCGCATACTGATCCCAATGCCTGTCGGCGTAAGTCGTGACGGCATCGAAGCTCAGCACAACAGGCCTCGTTCCTTCAGATGCGCCCACGCAGCTCCTGAACGCATTTCCAATAATGTCCATTGCAGCCAGGCAACGTCGAATATAAATCGCTCTCTACTCGCGTTTAGAGGCGGAGCACCGATGTCCGACAGAGGAATACTCATCGTTGCCGCAGCACCAGTTTCGCAATGCACAGGAACGCCAGCCAGCAGTGCATCCACAGCGGAGTTCGAATGGTGCGTAACCCACACATAGGCGTGCTTCAATGTTTCGCTGATCGCACCCCGGTCGTATATCGTCCCCGGTATTGGGCAGGCCTCTGGATCTGTCGGCTTCGGCCTGTAGATGATCGGCTTGCCAAACCGCCTTAGATCCTCAATGACCCGTTTCTCCCACCCCATATAGGCGAAGCCGTGCTCGGTCATTGCCTTCCGCGTCGATCCAGCCACTACGATCTGGCTTCCGTCTCTCTGCCATGGCTTAATTTCCAGCCCAAAACTGTCGAAGCGCGACCGTGACAGTCCGCAACTGACGTAGCGCTCCGGGCTCCATGCCCCGACACTCAGGCGGAAATACTCGTCGCGCTTCCAGTATCCGAGATCCGCATAGACGAATTGCGGATAGGCCGAGAAGAGTTGGCGTCTCCTCCATCCATACATCACCGCGACGTCTGCCTTTACTGGACGTGCCGATAGGCTCACTAGAACCGCCCGATCTCCGCAGCGCGTGATCCCGGCTGCCATGGCCTCGGCGATCTGGCGATACTTGCGTGAGCTCTCCTGGGTTAGGCAGGCGACGGTAACAGCCATTCAAACGCCTCACCGCTCTTGATTTCAGACAGTCGCCATTGAGCCCAGGCGAGACGATGAAACATCGCTAGTCGCCCCTCGTTGGTATTGTCCTGCTCACCGATCCAACCGGGCATGTGGGACTCAACCTCTATCCCCCACATCAGTGCTTTTATTGCCGCGCCACTTCCCCAAGTAACGACCTTACGGGCGGACGAGAGATCCTCTTGGAGCGATTTTCCGACCGTTCGGCCTGGATGAGCCCGGACCCTTCCGCGCTGCTGCCGCGTCCAATCTCGCGGCATGGCCGTACCTACTGGGCCGATCCCCCGCTGAGGAAGCACAACCGTTTCTCCTTCGACTCTCCACGGCCCAAGCTCAACACACAGTTCCCGCCATCGATCCGTCGATCCGACGGGAAATCGACCCGATGTGTTGTGCATTCCTAGCACCATGGTGTACCAATGATCTCCCGCGAACTCATTACCCCAGCTAGCGTTCTCTGTAACGAGAACTGGCCTACCTAGTGCTTCGAAGCGCTCCGCGGCTACATGGCCCTGGCCAATTCGGTTCCAGGTAACTAGGATGTCTTTGTTCCCTGGCTCTGTCGTCAAGCCATCGACCACTGTGTACCCGAGCCTTTCAAGACCCTGCGTGAATATCCTGCAGCGTTCCGATACGGTGTATCGAAGGTTCAGCCACGCTTTCATTCAGTTCTTTTTCTATGGTCGAGAATGGAAACTGCGTCAGTGCTGACCCCGGCGTGCAGTTGATAACTTTTGGTCCGCGCCAATGGTGGAACTGAGCGATGTGAGCCTTAAACCTAGACTCTGACGTATTCCTTAGCGGCGATGGATGCTTCCCAAAAAAATGGTGTCCGTGAGCCGAATGCATATCAAAGCCAAGTAGCAGTATCTTGGTAGCCCCTAAAATTTCTGCCACCCTCATTCCCTGAAGTCCACTATTGCAGCCGGTAGGATAGTTTCCCTCCACCGGTAAGTGCTCAGTTCCTTCCAAGGATGAGACGGAGCCACAAAACTTGCGGCCGGCGAACAGCAGCGCGTTGCTATTGTTACGCCACCACGCGGGATCATTGCTGACCAATGCAACCGCCCAAGGTGCCAGTGTGTACGCATTAGAAACCGCGACGACCTTGCACGTATCGCGGACGAAATCAGCTATCGCCTGACTCACTGAAGGGCCAGTCGCTAGCACAACGAAAGTGGACATCAGCCGCTATTCACTCCCAGCGAGCACGGTGCGGTCAGATATTCCACACCACTTTCTGGATCTGCAAGCCAACCTTGCGGGTTATAGACCTGGGTCACGCCGCGCTTCACGTGAAGAATACGCATCTGCGCGGTCAGTCCTTCGCGGTATCGAATCACTATGCGAGTGCTGATCTCGCTTTGCATCTGCTGTGAGGCAATGAACTCGCGAACACTCAGTGGCTCTATGGCAGCCGGTACATCACTCGCCACATCAAGCCATCGAGTCGTCGTTTGTCCGGTCGCAGGATCTTGCGTTATCTTCGGTCGTTGTATCGTAATGCGATGCCTGAGACGGCCGGCCGCAAGCGCCATCTAAGCCACCGTAGTCTTACGAAGGCCGCTCAGCAAAGCTGTAGCTGCGCGAGATAGAACGTACCCGTGACCCTGATGGCTTTCGACTCGGTTGTCGCCCTCTCCTTCACGAAATCTGTATTGACTCGCGATCTCCAGAAGAACAGCAGCTCGGACGGCCGGTTGAACCACTGGCCCATTGACATCCACTTCCGGAATTGGCTCGCCGCCGCTGTCGACAACTATCTCGCCGGAAGAATCTCTCGATGGAAGGTACAGACGCCAATCATCCTTGAGCCAGGACCTGACGGCCTCGGAAATTGCGGGAATGAACAACTCTAGCCATGGGCCGTCAACGTCCTCATCGCCGCGGAACTGAAGGACGGCTTCTTCAGCGGTCACCAGCTCAAGCATTGACGATCACCGCTGCTGTCTTGTCGACTCCATTGCGTCCGTCCTTACCATCGCGCCCTTTGCGAGCAAGAATCCGCCAGTCCTTATTCTCAAGTCCCGGTTTTGCGGTCGTATCCGATAGCGCGATATACGCCGTGCCGCCTTCTGTAGTTATATCTCCGCGCTCGTAGAGCGTTCCGTTTTTCCAGTAGCCACGATCGATCGGGATCGGCAGCCGCTTGACGATTTCGCCACCTTTTCCTCGAATCACAAGTCCGCGCTCTCCGTCGTAGGAGAATTCCACATCTGAGAAATCAGCGCCGTCTTTGCCGTTGCCGCCAATGACCGTGCCAAGCTTGATTGCTTGGCCACTAGATGTCGTGACTGTCAAAGACCCGTCTCGATCAATGATGGCCCCGGCAAGTCCGACGCCATCTAGGCCCCGATCTCCAGCGTCGCCTTTTGCTCCGGGATCACCCTTCTCGCCGCGCTCGCCTTTCTGCCCATCCAAGCCGTCTTGGCCGTCTTTAGGAGCCGGTATGTTGGCCACCGCTTCCTTT